TGGCCGAGATGGTGGCTTACTGCGAACAGGACGTAAGAGCCATGCGTGCGATCAGCCAAGCCCTGCGGCCACTGAGTGCGGATGAGCTGGCCGACTACCACGTCAACGAGCGCATCAACGACCGTGGCCTGCTGGTCGATGTGCCGCTGTGCGAGGCCGCTATCCGCTACGCTGGCGCTGAGATGCTGGAGATCGAGCAGATCGTGCGTGAGGTCACCGAAGGCGCGATCACCAGTGTGCGCTCACCCAAGATGCGCGAGTGGGTGCTTGAGCGCGTTGGCCCCGAGGCCAAGAAGCTGATGTGGAACGGCGAGAAGTATTCGATTGACAAGACTGTGCGAGCGAACCTGCTTGCGATGGAGGACCACGATGAGATACCGCCCGCTGTTGCCGAGGTTATACAGTGCGCCGATGACCTCTGGGCGAGCTCGGTTGCGAAGTTCAGCCGCCTTGCGTCGCTGGCAGACGAGGAAGATGCCCGAGTTAGAGGTGCCTTCGTTTTTGCTGGAGGCAGTGCGACAGGGCGAGCTTCCTCGTACGGCGCTCAGGTCCATAATCTCCCGCGTAAAAGCGCTAAAGACCCCGACGCCATCCGCGCAGCAATGGTTCGAGGCCATGAAATCGTGCCACGATTCGAGAAACGCATTACTGATGTCTTAAAGAAAATGCTGCGCCCCGCCATTGTGGCCGCGCCCGGTAATGTTCTGATCTCCTACGACTGGTCGGCCATCGAGGGCCGTGTACACCCTTGGCTGTCCAACTGCACCGCAGGTGAAGCCAAGCTCGATGTGTTCCGCTCTGGCATGGACCCCTACATCGTCAACGCCGCCGCCACCTTTCGCCTGTCCTATGAGCACATCAAGGCCGAGCACGAGGCAGGCCGCAGCGACATGCGCCAGATCGGCAAAGTGCAAGAGCTCGCCCTCGGGTTCTTGGGCGGCGCAGGTGCGTTTGAGGTCTTTGGCCGCGCCTACGGCATCCGCTTGTCAGCCTCTGAGGTGCAGCGGGCCGTGGACGGCTGGCGCAGGGCCAACCCTTGGGCGCAAAAGCACGGCCAAGCCTTGGAGAACGCCTACCTGCGGGCGATGCGCCACAAAGGCCGAGAGTTTGCCGCTGGCCGTGTCGTATACCTGTTTGACGGTCAGACGCTGTGGTATTCCCTGCCGTCTGGTCGGGTTTTGTGCTACCCCAATGCCAAGTTCGATGACGAGGGCAATGTCACCTACACAAAAGCTGCGTGGAAGCCCGCTGCTGATGCCAAGGAGTGGCCCCGCGCCCGCCTGTGGCGCGGCTTGGCGTGTGAAAACGTTGTGCAAGCCACGGCCCATGACCTTTTGCGTTTTGCGCTGCGACAAATACCCGAGGCCGTTGGTCATGTTCACGATGAAATAGTCGTGGAGTGCCCCAAAGATCAGGCAGAATTAGTGGCTCAACGCGTGCATCAAATCATGTGTACTGCGCCTGATTGGGCTGCTGGCCTGCCGCTGGCCGCTGAAGGTGTCACAACAACTCGATACTCTTAAAAAAGAAAACCCCCGTGGGTTAGACGGGGGCTAAAGTTCCAACTTAAAGGAGAAGCAACTTGCTGGATTTTCTCACAAAACTGGCCCCAGAGGGCGAAACTTTCCTGATTGTGCGTCAAAAACCACAACTCAAGGACGGGCAATACCAATACCACGCCGATGGGGCGATCAAGGCGACATGGCCCGCCATGCTGCCAGACGCTAGGATCAAAGAAGACTGGGCCGTTTACGGCAATACCGCCAGCTTCATCATTGACCGCTTCAAAGACGGCCACCCCTCGGCCAGCGCTGCCAACTGCGAGTATGTGCTGGTCATGGTGCTGGACGATGTGGGCACCAAGGCGGCTGTGCCGCCGCTTGAGCCCACTTGGAAGATGGAGACATCCGAAGGGTCGTTCCAGTGGGGTTATGTGTTCAGCGAGCAGCCCACCAAAAAAGAATTTACCGCCGCCATCAAAGCGATTGCGGACGCGGGCTACACCGACCCCGGCGCGATCAACGCCGTGCGTAATTTCCGTTTGCCGGGGTCGGTCAACCTGAAGCCCGGTCGTGAGATGTTCCGCTCGCGCCTGACTGAGTTCCACCCTGAGCGCGACTTTACGCTGGACGGCATCTGCGCCGCTTTGGGCGTTACGCCAGCCGAGACGGATGATGTGTATCGCCCGATCCGTATCTCGGACGATGGCACGGACGATGTGATGATCTGGCTGTCTGACAACGGCCTGCTGCTGTCCAGACCCAACCAAGAGGGCTGGGCGGGCGTTATCTGCCCTAATGCTGCCGAGCATACCGATGGCAACCCAGAGGGCCGTTATATGCCCGCCAATCGCGCCTACTGCTGCCTGCACTCGCACTGCCTTGAGCTCGACAGCTCGGTCTTCCTGAAGTGGGTGGGCGACAACGGCGGGCCGCTGCATACGCCCGGTTTGCGTGAGGAATTGCTCGCCACCGTCATGGAGTCAGCACTGAGTAAGCTCCAGCCTACAACCGAATACCCCGATGTGGCTGCTGAGATCATCGCCGAGGTTGAGCGCAAACAGCAGGGTCGCATTGATATGGCTGACTGGTACACCCGGTTTGCGTATGTGCAGTCAGACGATGGTTATTTTGATATGGTTGACCGCCGCTCGCTGTCGCGTGGGGCGTTTAACGCCACTTTCCGGCACGTCTCTTGCAAGTCGATCCGCACACATCGCTCGATTGAGGCATCTATCTGCTATGACGAGAACAGGCAAGAGAAGGGCGCTCACATCTTGGCGGGTCTGACTTACGCTGCGGGTGAGTCCATCCTCTGCGCCCGTGACGGGCTGGTGTACGGCAACCAATGGCGCGATGCGCGGCCCGATGTGTCGGGCGTGTCGCCTGATGGTATTGAGCGCTGGCTCGACCATGTGGAGCGCTTGCTGCCTGACGAGCGCGAGCGTGCCCATGTGCTGGATGTGATGGCCTTTAAGGTGCAGAACCCCGGCAAGAAAATCAACCACGCCGTGCTGCATATTGGCGTGCCCGGTGCGGGTAAGGACTTGATGTGGTTGCCCATGCAGTGGGCTATTGATGGCGGCACATCGACCAATGTCGAGAACATCCAAAACGCTGACATCATGAGTCAGTGGGGCTACTCGTACGAGCGCGAGATGCTGGTGTTCCAAGAGCTGCGCCAGTCTGAGGCCCGCGACCGCCGCGCCCTTGAGAACCACCTTAAGCCCATCATTGCCGCCCCACCTGAGTATTTGACCGTGAACCGCAAGGGCCAACACCCCTACCAAGCCCTGAACCGCCTTTTCGTGCTGGCGTTCTCTAATGAGTCGATTCCGATTACGCTGCCCTCTGATGATCGCCGCTGGTTTGTGGTGCGCTCGTCTGCTGGTCGCATGGGCTTGGGTGAGGGTAAACAGATGTTCGACTGGTACCACGCCGGGGGCTTTGCTCGCATCGCCGCTTGGCTGCACGCTCGTGATGTGTCGGCGTTCAACCCCGGCGAGTCGCCTTTTATGACGGACGCAAAATCCATCATGATCGAGTCGGGCATGAGCGGTGCGGAGTCGTTCCTCACTGAATTGATGCGTGGCCGTTCCGGTGAGTTTGCCGCTGGCGCTGTTGGTGGCCCTTGGCAGGCGCTTTGCGACCGCCTGACGGGTCAAGCCCCGCAGGGCATGAAAATGCCCGTAGCGGCTCTTATGCACGCTTTCCGTGAGGCTGGCTGGGTTGATATGGGTCTTCTCAAGTCCCGCACCAACACCACCAAAAAGCACATTTACGCCGCGCCAGAGATGGTCAATAAAAGCCGATCAGAGTTACGCGATCTTGTGCAACCGGAAACAAAAACGCCCCTTGTGAGGGTGAAATGAAAGAGGCCGTTTTTGTTTAGCAGTCCCATGCTGCCAAGATGACGGCAACTGCGGCCGTAATGAGTAATGCGGTCATGTGTTCACTTTCAAAAGAGGGGCCGGGGGCATGTTGTCGCGTTGTTGTCGCGCGTAGCCGCGCATTTGCTCAGGTGTCCAAGGTGTGGGCCCGGATGGGGGTGGGAAGGGCCAAGTCATCCCCGCACCTCTTTGCGTCCCTTTTCGATCAGTTCCCGCGCATATGCTTGGTCTTCGGGCCGTTCGCTGGATAGCATGGCCCTGAGCTTGTAAGCGATGGCCCGCGCACTTTCGGTGTTGTTGGCCCGCTCATATCGTGCGCCTTCGTTGATATATTCGGCTTCGGTATGGTTCATTTTGACTGTTCCAGTTGCAATTGCATCCTGAGATTTTCGCATTCAGCGTTAACCTCAATCGCCTCTTGGATGGCGTCTTCGGCGCGGTCTTGCCAAAACTCGGCGGCTTTTTCAGCGTCCGCTAATCTGGCGAATAGTTGGGCAGCGTTTGTGAAGCCTTCGGCATAGCAAAGCCGCTCGGCCTCTGCGGGGTGAAGTTTCATATAGTCAATCATGCTGTCGCTCCGTATGGGCCGTAACTGCGCGAGTCGTCAGTGGCGAGATCACATTCTTCGATGGATTCAATCTCCCAGTCGCCGTCATCTTTGTAATAGTCTTCTTTTACCTCCTCCCAAGCCAAAGCCTCGGCCTCTTCTTGCGACTCGGCCTCCACTTCGATGGTAGTGTAGCTAACGCGCTTCAATTCGATTTCGTAAGTTTTCATGGTGTTCCCCTTAAAAGTCGGCGTAAACGAAACCGTCGGCAGTGTCACCGACAACGCTTGTGTGATCGCTCAGATAGTCGAAAACAATCTGGCGGCATTGGTCTTCGTAATCGTCCGCTTCAGGGTCGGCATCGTTTAAGTCGATGGAGTAGTTACGGGCGATACCTTCAACGGTATCTTCGGAATAATCGCAACAAATGGCGATGACATCGAATTCGAGTTCTTCGCCCATGCCTTCTTCGAGTTCTTCAAAGTAAGCAAACAAAACGGCCAAGCCTTCGGGGGAAAAGTTATCCGGGCGGCACTGTTCAAATTCGCGGCGGAAATCGTAAAAAGAAATTGTGGTTTTCATGGTTTAGGCTCCGTAGATGATGAAGAAGGCGGCGAAGGGTGCAGCGATACAAAAGGCGAAGAACACGGCCCCCAGATAGTCGCTCAAGGTGTAGCGTGTCTTAATGGGTTGGGGGTGCATGTCGATGTAGGTCAGTTGGTGGCGGTTCATGGTGTTCCCCTTAGTTAATTGAACCATTCACGCAGCCATTGACGGGCAACCGTGAGTTTTTTAGTGTTAAAACGGGTCAACACTTCGCCCGCTTCATCTTTGACCTCATACACCCATTCAGGCGTGAATGTGAGCGTGTACGTTTGCCCGTTCAATTTGAGCGTGCCATTTTTAGCGTTTGCCGCCATTGCTGCGGCTTGCGATTCGAGTTTTGCGTAGTTCATGCTTGGGCTTTCATTGCTGCGCGGTTAACTGCGCGGTTTTCGTTGGTGAAATTGACGGCAGATATAACGCGCACGGCGCGGGTGTCAGTGACTGACCGGGCGGCGCTGAAATCGGCGGCTAACGAATCGGCGGCGGGGCGCGTCATCGCCCCGTGAACGGTGAACCAACCAGTAGCGCCCATGTTGGCATTGTTAGTTTGAATCTGAATCAAATACTTGGCTTTCATGCTTGCTCCTTGATTGTGAAACTATCGGCGGTCAGTGTTTTATCCATGAAATAGCCCTTGCGGGCGTATTCCGGTGCGTTAACGTCAATCCAATTTTGTGCGCGTTCGCGGGTGTCACAGATACAGTGAACGGCCAAGGGATTAGCCTTTTCGATGACGATATATTTCATACGTTCACCGCCTTTGCAAAGTTAGGAACGGAACCGGGCACAAAGCCGGTAATGCGGAAAGAGTGGAACCCGGCGGCGCTTGCGGCGGCTTTGACCGCTTCCACGTTTTGCGCGGCTTTGTCTGTCACTGGAAAGCAAGCTAACAAGTCTTCCATGTAATCGCGGGTTTCGCCTTGTTTGAGGCCGTAAACCAGAATTTCAGTCTTCATACAGTATCTCCGGTTGGTTGTTGATGACTCACAGTGTAACAGATTCTTTTACACTGTCAACGGGTGTTTGTAAAATAATTTGTAACAAGATGTAACAGACATGGGCGCGGTAGAGCGCTGGTGAGTGACGGCGCGGGCGATAAATGACTCACGCTCAAAGCCTTATGCGGCCTAGCTTTTATCTGTTTGTGTGTCATTGTGAGTAGTGTTTTGTTGGTTGTTTAAGATTTCACATATAGTATGTATGCATACGGATATTACCCGCCATTCCCGGAAGCGCCGCGCCGATTTCGTTTTCTTCAAAAAGTCGCTCACATGCGCTGTAACCCGCATGGTTATGCGGTTTTTTGTGGGCAGTGCTAAATGACCCACGCATATATATACAGTGGTGTGTTTATGTACATTGTTTTATGTAGCCGTCAACTTAAAAACAATGGCTCACAATGACACACACAAACTACAGTTTATACAGTGGTGGATGGGCATACAGTGCCATGCATAGTGCATGCAATTTAAAGCGGCGTGCATGTGAAAACGCATAGCCAACATTGCCCACAACATGCGAAGCGGCGGCCGGTTGAAAACTGATAGCCAACATTGCCCACATAGCCAACACCCCGGCATGTTAGTTAGTGCTCACTGACATTGTGCATTTTGCTGAGGGGGAGGGGGTAGGGCCGACGGCCCAAGGGTCACAGCAGCGGAGGGGTTACAAAAACTTTTTTTTATTTACAAAAACACGTAAACACACTCCTTACAGCAAAGTGCCTACAATGCACTCACGCAATCAACAGCGGCTCACACGAATGAGATCATTACCACTCACCATCCGCGAAGTGAAGGCCACGGAGGCCACGCTCAATCGCATCTATGACGCAGCCAAGCTCGGGCTCAAAGGCGACACCTTAGCGCTTGCTGCCGGAATGCTCCCCGCCGAGTACAGACAGTTGTGTGTGCTGGACCCCATCGCAGAAATGGCAGCGCAAAAAGGCAAAGCCGATGGCGAGCTGGAGCTCTCGACTGTTTTGCACAACGCAGCCAAAGACGGCGACGCCAAGGCGGCGCTGGAAATCTTGAAGCACCAACACGGCTGGGTCGCCAAGCAGGCCATCACGGTCGATGTCGAGCAGCGCATCTCGATCACAGGCGCACTGGCCGAAGCAGCCAAGCGGGCGCAAGAGGTCATCGACGTCACGCCCAGCGAACCCTTGCAAGCCAGACTGGCACCACACAAGCAAAGCGCCTAATGCAAACCACCATCTACTCGGCTGAAGACGAACAAGAGCTCATGGCGCGGCTATGGGCGCCGCAGATCAAAGACAACCCACTGGCGTTCGTGCTGTACACATTCCCGTGGGGGCAACCGGGCACGCCACTGGAGCACTTCTCGGGGCCACGCAAATGGCAGCGCGAGGTGCTCACGCTTATTGCGGACCACATCAGAGCGAACAACGGCAAGGTGGACTTCGACACACTACGGCACGCAGTCAGCTCAGGCCGTGGTATCGGCAAGTCGGCGTTGGTGTCATGGATCGTGATTTGGATGTTGTCCACGCGGATCGGCTCGACCACCATCGTGTCAGCTAACTCGGAAAGCCAACTGCGGTCGATCACATGGGCCGAGATCACCAAGTGGCTGGCGATGTCACTTAACGCGCACTGGTTCGAGGTCAGTGCAACTAGGCTGATGCCAGCCAAGTGGCTGACGGAGCTGGTCGAGCGCGATCTTAAAAAAGGCACACGTTACTGGGGCGTCGAGGGGCGGCTGTGGTCAGAGGAGAACCCTGACGCGTACGCGGGTGTTCACAACTTCGACGGCGTGATGGTGATCTTTGACGAAGCCTCGGGTATTGCGGACGCGATCTGGGCGGTGACAGCAGGCTTCTTTACGGAGAACACGCCCAACCGGTTCTGGCTGGCGTTCAGTAACCCGCGTCGCAACAGCGGGTACTTCTACGAGACGTTCCACAGCAAACGCGACTTCTGGGCGACCAAGACCGTAGACGCCCGCACAGTCGAGGGCACCGACAAGCAGGTGTACCAGCAGATCATCGACGAATACGGGCCAGACTCATCACAAGCGCACGTTGAGGTGTACGGCGAGTTCCCGAACGCGGGGGATGATCAGTTCATCTCTAACATGGTGGTGGACGACGCAATGAAGCGCCAGCCGTACAAAGACCCATCTGCGCCCATCGTGATCGGCGTGGACCCGGCGCGGTTCGGGGCAGACGCGACAGTCATCGCGGTGCGGCAGGGGCGGGACATCACACGCATCATTCGGCACCGAGGCGACGACACCATGACCGTGGTGGGGCACATCATCGAAGCAATTGAGGAGTTCAAGCCTGCGATGGTGTTCATTGACGAGGGCGGGCTGGGCGCTGGGGTCGTGGACCGGCTCAAAGAGCAGCGCTACAAGATCAAGGGCGTTAACTTCGGCTGGAAGTCGGCCAACCCGGCCATGTACGGCAACAAACGCGCTGAGATGTGGGGAAAAATGCGCGACTGGCTCAAGTCAGCAAGCATCCCAACCGATAGGTTCTTGAAAACCGACCTGATCTCGCCTATGATGAAGCCAGACTCCAAAGGCTCGATCTTCTTGGAGTCGAAAAAAGACATGAAAGCACGGGGTGTAGCATCCCCAGATGCTGCGGACGCTATTGCGCTGACGTTCGCCTATCCTGTGGCCTCGCGGGAGTACAATCCCCGCGTAGAACGCCGTGTAGTTGCAGAGCGCGGGACATTTTCAAGTGGATGGATGGGATCATAATGGCTACCAAACCCGGACTTTATGCCAATATTCACGCCAAGCGCGAGCGCATCGCTGCTGGCTCTGGCGAAAAGATGCGTAAACCCGGCGCTGCTGGTGCGCTAACGGCCAAAGCGTTCAAAGAATCGGCCAAAACGGCTAAAAAGGGTAAATAACATGCCGCTGAAAAAATCTGCATCAAAGCCTGCGTTCAAAGAGAACGTAAAAGCTGAAATCAAAGCCGGTAAGCCTGTCAAGCAGGCCGTTGCCGTTGCATATGCTGTCAAACGTGAAGCTGAGAAGAAGAAAAAATGACCACAATGAAAGCCATGCAAAACTGCCTGATCATCGAGCGCGACATCGAAAAACATCCGATGTTTGAGCTACTTTCGACAGAAAAACAA